ACGGAATGGTGACATACTACAGCCATCTGTACTCCTGGAACGTGAAGCCAGGTGACACGGTAGCACAGGGCCAGCAGATCGGACAGGTGGGATCCACCGGAATCTCCACGGGTCCGCATCTGGACTTCAAAGTCGAAGTGAACGGTGAGCCGGTCAATCCTCTGGAGTATCTGTCGAACTGATAGTGTATGTCGCAAGGATCTGATTTGTGATGTACTATGATAATGATCTCAGGGGTTTCATTATTACACATCTCCTTAATATTAATAGTAATCGTAAATCACGGTATGGAAAGCCGCAGGTGCCGAGTCCTGTGGCTTTTCCATTTGTAGTTGCACAATAGTTGTATAAGTAGTTGCACCAATAGTTGCACCAATAGTTGTATTTGTATTTGTAGTTGTATAATAGTTGTATAATTAAAATGTGATTGGCTGTAATCGTTGGAATTTCAATGGCACATCATAACCCGGAGGTCGGAGGTTCAAGTCCTCCTCCCGCAACCAAATAAAGGCTTTGAGCGTTTCAAACCATTGAAATCTCAAGGCCTTTTTCTTGTTTTATATTTCTGTACGCTTCTGTACACTTCTGTACGGTTCTGTAGATTTCTCTGCGAAAGTTGTATAAAAGTTGTATAATTTTTTAGAAGTGTAGTTTCTCGATGGCAGACTGCTTAGTCTCCATGTGGATCAGAGCATAGTGGGCGGCGGTGACTTCCAGTGACTTATGGCCCATGAGCTTGGATGTCACTTCCAGAGGGACACCTGCCTTGCATAGATTGGTACAGAAGGTGGCACGATAGACATGGAAGTTTTTCGGCTCGATCCCATGTCTCTTATAGAATCTGGCGAATGCTCTCCTCAGATTACCGACATCGTACATGCTGCCATTACTGGTGGTGAAAACATATTCGGTTTGATAGTTGTTCATCTCCATCTCATGTTCATGCCATTTCCGGTGGCGGTCAAAGTCCCTGATTAAATCATGGTGCATGGGAATATCCCTCTTGGAGTTGTACTTAGGCGGTTTGATCTGCCCAAGATTATACTGCCTCATGACATGGATAGTATCATCCCATATATCGCCGTATTTTAACCCGAGGCACTCGCCAATCCTCATCCCTGAGTAAGACATCAATTTGATAAGAAAGTCGGCTCTAAAGTCGAAATTTTGGCTCACAAGGTAATGCAGGGTATCGTCATCCCACACGATGATCTCATCATGCTTCTTGGTATCCTTCTTATCCGGCATCTCAACTGCAGCCAGTACGTTGGTGGCATACTCATTGAGGACCATCCACTTGAAGAGGGCGGACATGAATTTGCTGATCCTCTTCAGGGTGGACTTACTGACCGACAGCTCGTTATAGAATCTCTGGATCGTGGATGCCTTGATATCCTTGACGCACATCTCATCCAGCCAGGTGCCTTGGATGTGGTTCCGGTATGCTCCCTCATAGAGATCCTTGGTCCCCTGTGCGTACTTGGTAGATACCTTCAGCACATTTTTGATGTACTCATTGGCACGGTAAGAAAAGGTAGCGGTGTCCTCGATCCGCTCCCCTTCGTACTTCAGTGAGGCCTGCTGCTCAAGAAATTCCTTATACTTCTTCTCAGCATTCCCCTTGGATGATCCAAGGAATTGCTTCTTGATCGGTACCTTCTTACCGTCTACCATCTTGTGACCGATGGTCCGAGTGATCCGGTAATACTCATGGCCGTTGTTCACGGTGTTCTTCTTGCCTGCCATTAGTCCGCTTCCATTCCGCCGGTTAAGGCACAGACAGCTAAACCAGATATGATCCATAAGGCAAGCTGGAATAGCTGAGCCTTCTGCGATCTCTTGATATCTTTGCTATAGTCCATGAATGCCCACAATATAGCAGAAATGTTTATCAAAGCACAGACTATAACTGCGATGGTATGGTAGCTGATATTAATCGTTAACATAATCACTCCTTCTGACTAAATAAAAATCTCGCATAATCTAGTACCTGCTTCTGATCCGCAGGTCCGAGATCATTATATAAGCGCAGCAGCTCTAAGGATCCGGTTTGTATGTGGTAGATTGCCTCAAACTTTTTCCAGTTTGCATCTTGTAATGGATTATACTCAGGCACTTCCGTTGGCAAATCAAATCCCATAAGATATAGAGGATTCACATCAAGCACGTTGGCAAGCTTTGATGCACTTATATTGGACGGTACATGTGAGCCATTCATATATTGGCTGATCGATGCCTTGCTGACACCAGATCGCTTTGCCAATTCAGAGGCTGTTAATTCTTTCTTATTAAGTGCGTCTCTTAATCTTCTCGCAGTCTCTTTGTTCTTCATAGTCTCACTCTCCTTATCTATATTATAATTCCTGCATGTTTAATCGTCAAACGAAAAGTTAAAAAGAATTTAACAAAATTGTTGACTAAAGAGTTAAACGGTGTTAAACTATGCATAGGGCAAACGGCCTGAACAAAATAATTATGAAAGGGGGATCGAAATGAACTTCAAGTATCAGAAGCTAAGAGGTAGAATCATTGAAAGATACGGCACAATTGGCGCATTCGCTGATGCTGTCGGCATATCCAGGACACAGATGTCAAAGAAACTCAAAGGAAAATCCGGAATATCACAGCTGGATATTATCCTTTGGTCTGATCTGTTGGATATTAAGCAGACTGAGTACAGCGATTTTTATTTTGCCTAAAGAGTTAAACGATACTTAACTGTGAAAGGAGATGAACATGGAAAAGATGACGATCTCAGCCAGCGAGACTGCCAGAAGACTCGGCATCAGCAAGGAATCTACTCTCCGCATGTTGGAATTGGGAGATATCCCTGCGATCCGGATGGGCAGAAACTGGCTGGTGCCGATCAAGGCACTGGACGAATGGCTGATGGAGAGAGCAAAGACAGAGGCCAAGGAAAGGAGAGAGGAGTAATGGCGAGAGTGAAAGAGGTATCACCTGTGGTCAAGGCTCTTCTGGAGAAGTATCCGCAGGCCAGAGACGATGACAGGTTCCTGATCATCGCTGTGTACAGACGGTTCGGAGCCGATGTAAACAAACCATTCTGGCGGATCCTGTCCGATCACACGCTGCCAAACTTTGAAAGCATCCGGCGGTCGAGACAGAAGATCCAGCAGGAGAATCCGGAGCTGAGAGCCACAGACAAGGTTGATGAGATTAGAAGTGCGGAGCAGATAGAATACCGTGAATTCGCAAGAGAGAAAGGGGTGTGAGCCATGATCATGTGGTGGGGATTAGTGAAGTACTTAATGCTGGTAGGAATTGTTTACCTGGTACCGGCAACGCTGAAGCAGATAGAAGGGAGAGATGAGTAATGGCCAAAATGCCTGAATGGAGAGATATTCCAGGATACGAAGGAATATATCAGGTCAGTGATGATGGTCGAGTTTATGGAACACGAAGAAAAGGACATAAAGGCGGAGAGTTAAAAAGCCAGATCCGAAGAGATGGATACCTGTATCTCATTCTTTATAAGAACGGAGAGAAAACCCAGCAGGGTGTCCACAGACTGGTGGCTAAGGCATTTATTCCTAATCCGGAGAACAAGAGGGAAGTGAATCATATAAACGGCATCAAAACAGATAACAGAGTGGAAAATCTTGAATGGGTAACACCGAAAGAAAACACAGCTCATGCCTTTTATATAGGTTTGCATGATGAAAGAGTCCATAAACTTAGCAAGCCAGTGATCGTCTTGGATAAAGAAACTGGTGAAACAACATGGTATCCATCTGCAAGAGATGCCAGCAGGAAGCTGAATATCAGACAGACTTCTATAAGCAGACAATGTCAAGTGCATGCCAAATGGAGAGAGAAAAAGACATCAAAGTATTATTGCATTTATGCACCAGAGAAAGGGGAAACGAATGGCGAGGAAACTATTTAACACTAAAGAAGCCACTCATGATGAATGGCTTGCTCAGAGAAAACATAGCATTGGTGGTTCAGAGGCTGGCACCTGTGTGAACATGAATAGCTATGATTCTCTAATTAGTTTATACAGCAGAAAGAAAGGCCTTGTCAAGCCTATCGAGGACAACGAGGCCATGCGTCTTGGCCGTGACCTTGAGCAGTATGTAGCAGATCGCTTCATGGAAGCCACCGGAAAGAAACTGGTCAATGACAATTTCTTCTACTTGGACGATGAGTATGACTTCATCTCCGCCAATGTGGACAGAAGAGTGGTCGGAGAGAATGCCGGATTTGAAGCAAAGACCATGAGCAGTTTTAACGGTTACAACATCGAGGCCGGCGAGATCCCTGCACACTATTACTGCCAGTGTCAACATTACTGCATGGTGCGTGGATGGGATTACATCTACATCGGGATCCTTGTCCTTCAGAAGGGATTCTACTGGCACAAGATCGACAGGAATGATGACTTCATCAAGCAGCTCCGTGATGCTGAGGTGGACGTCTGGAAGAACTACATCGAGAAGGACATCATGCCGGAACCAGACGGTTCGGATTCTTCGATGGACACGATCAAGGAGATCTATCCCAAGGGAAGAGACTCTGAGGTGGTAGTCCCAGGACTCGACCGGATGATCCTTGAGTATAAAGCCGCATCGGAGCGTGAGAAGGAAGTCAAGGAACATAAGCAGAAGCTGCAGGCACAGATCTGTGCAAGGCTCGGATCCAACGATGTCGGCATCGGTCATGACTTCGGTTGTTCGTGGAAGAACCAGAGCAAGGAATCTGTGGATACCAAGAGACTGAAAGCGGAACGGCCTGACATCTATCAGAAGTATATCAAGGTAAGTGATTACCGTGTGTTCAGAACTAAGAAGATAACTAAGAAGATCAAGAAGTAAAGGAGAACAATATGGCTACTAAATCTGTAAATATCAACGAGAAAGTTATGGTCCCAGAAAAGAAGAAGGCTACACCATTCACCGTGGCGATCAGAAGTGACAGTTACCAGAACCTTATCAACAATACGCTGGGTGATCCGAAGAGAGCGGCGAACTTTGTGACTGCTATCACATCCGCAGTCAGCACGAATCCTGATTTGATGCAATGTGATCCTGGCACGATCCTCTCTGCCGGCCTTCTGGGTGAGACGCTGCAGCTGTCACCGTCTCCTCAGCTCGGACAGTACTACTTAGTACCATTCAATGACCGGAAGCTCGGACGCAAGGTGGCTAGCTTCCAGCTTGGATACAAGGGATACATCCAGTTGGCGATCCGCTCCGGACAGTATCGCAAGCTGAATGCGATGGCCATCAAGAAAGGCGAACTGATCAAGTATGATCCGCTCAATGAGGACATCGAGATTGAGATCATCCAGGATGATGCAGAAAGAGAGGCTACTCCCACTATCGGATACTTCGCCATGTTTGAGTATTTGAATGGATTCCGCAAGGTGATCTACTGGTCCAAGGAAAAGATGGAAGCGCATGCGAATCAGTACTCGCAGGGGTACAGAGCTAAGAAAGGATACACCTTCTGGGAGAAGGACTTTGACTCCATGGCCATCAAGACCATGATCCGTCAGCTCATCTCCAAGTGGGGAATCATGTCCATCGAATTCCAGAAAGCGTATGAGGCTGATATGGGAGTTTTGAGAGAGGATCACAGCGTTGACTATGTCGATTCCGTTGACAGCGATTTCTTCGCTGAGAGCGCAGATGCCGAGGTTGTGGACGATGCTGTGGATCCGGAGACAGGTGAGGTCAAGTAAAGGAGAGACTGATGGCAAGAAGAAGATGCTTCTCAATTCAAATAGTTGAGAGTGATGCCTTCCTCGATATGCCTCTATCCACGCAAGCGTTGTACTTTCATCTGAATCTGAATGCAGACGATGAGGGATTCGTAAACAGTCCCAAGCGCATCATACGGATGATAGGAGCAGCGGAAGATGATCTGAAACTCTTGCTGACAAAACATTTTCTGATTGCATTCGACAGCGGTGTGGTGGTGGTCAAGCACTGGCGGATCAACAACACGCTGCAGTCGGATCGCATGAAGACGACAGAATACCAGGAAGAAAGGCAGATGATAGAGTTGAAATCGAACAAGGCTTACACAGTAATTCACTCTCCAAAAGAGTGTGAAATGGATATGGAAACAAAATGTTTCCAAAATGGTTCCATAATCCAATCTAATCTAA